AAATGCTAGAGGACGTCACGCTTTCTCTATAGGGCTCAAGGCGGTTGACCCAATTAAGTACGAGTTTGTAGATAGTGACCCTAACGGATATAACTATCTAACCCTGACTGCAGCGGGCGACGGGACTGCCACTGGACAAATAAACAATACGGGCAACACTGAAGTCCCAGTAATTATTGAATTTCCACTAGGGATGGCAACTCCAGCGTCTAATGCACTGTCTTACGTCACCAACACAACTCGAAGCGAGTATTTCAGGATTATTACTGGCACAGACTCTGACACAAGGTTAGAAGCGGACACATACAATCGAGAAGTGTTGGAAGTTCAATATGACGTTGTTGCGGGAGTTATCCAAGATGAAGACAATCCTTTAGCTGTCTCTAACGGGAGAGCAAAAGCAGAAGTTCTTCCTGACTGGATTTATCTAAGTCCAGGAGTAAACAATATTGGAATTGCAAACTTTACGTCTGGCGATGTTGTAAGGATTCTTTACCGATCTGGGTGGATCGGCTAGCTGATAGAATATTAGAAAGACAATCAAGGACAAAAGATGGCAGTACAGGCAAGCCCAGAGGTAACTCCCGTAGATTACCGCTACTTTGTCTGCGATCTTCAAACTAACAATCTTTTGGCAGAACTCCCCTTTAGAAGCGTTACTTTTAGCAGGTCTTTAGGGGAAGCTGGCACATTTACAGGCGACCTTCCAGTCGTTGAGGCGACATATAACTACAGCATTTACGAGAATACTCTTCCAGGAAAAACGGCCCTCTACGTAGTTCGTAACGGCATCTGCGTCTGGGGAGGCATTATCTGGGGCCGTACCTACAGTCTTATAGACAAAATTGTATCTATTACAGCAGCAGAGTTTCAAAGCTACTTCAGCCACCGAGTGGTTTGGAAAACTTGGAGCTCGGACTACGAAGCAGAAGCTGTAGTTTCAGGTGGCACTGCAACAATAACGCTATCCAATGGTCAGTATGGGTTTGAAGTTGGAGAAGCTATTTATCTAAACTGGGGAACTGATCTTGCTATATACAACGGAACTTTTGGAGTTCTTACGGAAACAACTAACGTTGACGGCAATTCTGTAATTACTGTTACTGCCCAGTACTATGATGCTTCAGGGGGTCAGAAAACTATTCCAGACATGGGTGGTGGAGAGCCTCTAGTTATTACTGTCCAAACAAGGCAAGACACCTACGAGTTTGCTAGAGATTTGTTGAACGAATTAAAGACAGACCTTTTTGATTTTGACTTTGCTAACGATGAGATTCGACCAGGCATTGATTTGTTCAATGAAATTACTTCTGTAGCTCGAACTAGCAACGTAGCAACAATTGTCACCACGAAAAAACACGAGCTATCTCCAGGACAAAAGATTAAAGTTTCTGATGTCCAATCTGACACCTCATTTAATGCTTCTGAAGCAGCTGTTTTAGATATCATCGACGACAAAACATTTACATATGCAAGTATTGGTAGTGATGTCTCCACTACAACAGAGAGTGATTCTCAGAAAACTGTAACTGCTATATCTAGGGACTCTAACATTGCAACGTTTACAACTAGCACTAGCCACGGATTTTCTGTTGGAGATATTGTTTTTGTAGAAAATGTTAGTGAAACATTTGACGGTTACCACACTGTTTATGGAATAACTACTCCATCTCAGTTTACAGCTGTAATTATTGGCATCAACATTGTTGATAGCGACACCGACACAGTTCAGGGAAACCCGCGTGTAACTAGAAGGGCCTCTGTCTCGTACGGAAGTTTTGGGGAGCATACCACTCTGGGCGATATCGGTTTTGATTTGATTGCTCAGTATCAAGCTGACAGCAATTACGAGTTTAGCAACGTTGACGAGCCCAACCCAACTATAAGAGGATTTGAACTAAAAACTGTTGCGGAAATCCTTGACGATTACTCTGCCAAACCATACGGCTTTGAGTACCGCATAGATTGCGAGTATGACTCAGCAACCTCGTCTTTTAAAAAGATTTTTAAGTTTTTGCCCCTAGTTCCTGCAGGTGTTACTTCATACATTAGTGCTCAAGGTTCAGGATTTACAGGTGCAATTCCCGTTAGTGCCTACGACAGGGCATCAGAGCTTATTTTCGAGTTTCCTGGAAACGTTTTAGAAGCTCAATTCGAAGAAAATGCCGAAGAAGCTGCAACAAGATTTTTTGTAAGAGGAGAAGACACTCAGCTTGGGACTGCAGCCAGCCAGCCGTACTCTGCCGCTACTAACCACCAACTTCTTCGTGAGGGTTGGCCAATCCTAGACGCCGTAGAGACTCTAGATTCTGATAGCGAATCGGTTTTGTGGAAGCATGCTCAGAGGCTTTTGTCTGAATCTATACCTCCTATAAGTACTTTTACAATATCTGTTAATGGCTCGGCTAGACCCTCTCTAGGAGATTATGATCCTGGAGATTGGTGCACTGTTAAGTTAAATGATGACTTTGTAGACCTTAGGGCTCTCAGCTACTTAGAGCAAGACTATGGCTCCGACAACGGAGTTTTAGTTAGAAAGATTTATTCTTACGAGATAGCAGTCCCCGATAGTCCAGGGTACCCCGAAGGAGTAAATCTAGAATTAATAACTGAGCCGTCTATTCCTATATCTGGAGTGACTGTTGTAAATGGCAATCCTTTGTTGGAGACATAATGGGAATCCGTAGAAGAAGAAGAAAACTAACGACTCTTATGAGTCGGTTAGATCAACGCGTACGTTCAGTAGAACTAAAGCCATTTAATCTGCTCACAGCAAGCGAGGTTGCTGCAGCAGTAGAGGCAGGAGAAGCAGCAGATAGGCCAGATGTTCTTGTGTCTGGAGCGGCTCCTTACGAGTGGACCAGAATCCAAGATGCGTATTACTACCCCAAAAAACTAACTGGCAACGATGAAGACCGAGTAGAAATATATCTAGAAGCAGATCTCGATGATTTAGATGTTGATGGGCGGTTAGCCGTTAGCGGTATCCATGGAACATCTACTTTTGATATTGACGTTGACGGAGAAAACTTTACGGTTCTACATATAGATGCAGTAGACGGCGGGGGAGTTTGGACGGATAGAGCTACGTGGAAGCACGACCCAACTCAGGACCAAGCTGCTGGCGTCACTATCACAAACACTTACTCTTTTAGACCAGAGACTGTAGGCCCAGTTACTTGGACAACCAGAAAAAGACTCCAAACTAAACGAGCAGTTGACTCTTTTGAGATAACGGGCACTACTGTAACTCTAACTATGAATGCCAACCACAAATTTGAGGTCGGAGATATTTTTTACACAAATATCCTTTCCGATCAGGCATCAAACGATGAGAGCAGAGTTGCATCTGGGATTGACGGTCTTTTTTATATCACTGCAATAACTAGCAATACCATTGAGTACGAACTAGTGGCTGGAGTAGATACTCCTACGGGCACGGTGACTCCTGTAGCAGATGTATACGTCTATCCAGTGGCACGTCGATGGGCTCAGACTGGGTCTATCTGGGTTGATAGCTCGAATAATGAGACTTATTATTGGGATGGAATTAGGTGGGTCGAATTTACACCAGATACTTCAGTCACTCAAGATGATGACCCCCCATCGCCGCCCACTGGGCTGACTATTACGAGCGACATTTTGTTGCCCAGAAATGTAGTTGAACTTACTGCCACGTGGACTCCCCCGATTACTAGCGAGTCGGGAGCAACCCTAACGGACCTAGCTGCCCACGAGATTCAGTGGAGAACTTCTACCCTAGAGCAGTGGAAAACCGAGAGAGTCCCAGTCAATCTTGGAAGCACTTACACCTTTGATGCTGGTCAATTTGCAAAAGAGCAGTTTTACTATTTTCAAATATATTCAGTTGACAGCGGTGACAACTTCTCTAGCACCCCTGCTACAGCCACTCACACTACCGCTGGAAGTTCTTCGGTAACAAATATTGGGGCAGTCAGGCCAACTCCTCCCGATGTCGAGACATATCTAGGTACTTTTACAATTACTTGGGATGGTCAAGTAGAAAACACAAGCAATGTAATTCAAAGCAGCCCTCCTGGGGTGTCTACTTTGTACGTACATGCGTCCACCTCTCCATCTTTCACTCCGTCTGATAGCACGAGAGTTGGAACTCTAGGAGCAAATGCAAATCAAAAGTATGTCTACGCGCCTGACTACTATGGCAGAACTTTTTACTTTGCACTAGAAATTGAAGACCTAGCTGGTAGCGGTTCTTTGTACTCGCGGATTGTTACAGGTACGGGGGCTCAGAGCGTAGACGTCCAAGAAATTGCAAACATAATTGCAGCTGCCAATATTGTTCCTGGATCGATTGTAGAGACAGAAACTTTGGTTGCTCTAAACGTTACTGGCGACGTTATTAAGGGCAATAACATTCACGGTAATTTAATTACAGCCAACACCCTCGAGGCTGACAGAATTAAGGCTGGTGCAATCACAGCCAAACTCGTAGACGGCGATGTAATTACAACTAATTCTTCTGATAGTGGATCAAGAATTAGGCTTTCGTCAGCTGGACTAGAAGCCTACAACGGCAGCACTAGAACATTTTTTCTAAATTCTACTAATGGTTCTGTCCTTATCGGGGGCTATGCCACTACTGACTCGGTGAACACGGTATCTAGTACGGCAAATGCTGCAAGTAGTACGGCAAATACTGCAAGTGATACGGCAAATGCTGCAAGTAGTACGGCAAATACTGCAAATAGTACGGCAAGCGGTATTTACTCAAATATCTACTATCCAGGCACTACCCAGATTGATGGCGGCATTATTAGGACTGGAACTATAGAGGCAGGGGCCATTGTTGCAGACTCGGTGCTGGCTGGAACCATAAAAACTGGATCTAGCGGAGCCCGAATCGAGATTAGAGGCTCGGCGGCGGCTAACCCTGGAATTGTTTCTTTTGATGGCAACGGTGGAACTAGCTTTAGGTTCTATTCAAATGGTGTTTCTTACCTAGATGACGTTACTGTTGCTGGAACTCTTACGGGAGGATTAATACAAACAGCCACTAGCGGAAAAAGAATTGTTTTAAACGGTTCTGCTAATTCTATTGAAGTTAGAGATAGCGGTGGAACTCTTAGAGGAGAAATTGAGGGAGTTACTTTAGGACTAGACATAAATAGTTCTTATGGTGGTCGAGTAAATATTGGTGGAGCTGTCGCCATATACAGCGGTTCAACTTCTGTTGGAACATTTAACAGCGGCGGATTTGTTCTATCGAAAGCAAATACAACTACATTTTCTGCCAACCTGAGAAGGCCAGATGCTGGTAATGCGATTCAAGTAGTTTCTTCTGATGTTCGAATTAAAGAAAATGTTTTTGCAATAACTGACGGTCTATCAGTGGTAGCAAATCTTTCGCCTGTAACGTTTAACAGTAAGGTAGACGACACTGACAAACTAGTTTCTGGATTTTTGGCTCAAGATGTAGCTAATGTTTTGCCTTCCAACAGCTACACCGTAGTTTCTGAAGCTAACGGAATTGTTCCAGATTACGAGGGGGTAGACGCCTCAGACTTTGAAGCAAATCCTCTATTAACTCTAAATCACATAGAGCTAATGCCTTATCTGACTAAGGCAATTCAAGAACTATCCGAAAAGAACGCCCAGCTAGAAGCTAGAATAGCTACTCTAGAAGGAAATTAGTGACGCATGTATTCAGTAAAAGACGGAGATAGGACACTCCAGTTCAACGGCACTCTGCTCGCCAAGTCCACATCGGAACGCAGAGGAGCTCACCGCTGGATTGAGTTTGAGCTATATAAAACAGAGAGTGGCTCTTACATCCTGTCTCGCATTGGCGTTTCGCTTATGTTCCACGGAGCCGCGTGCTCTTTGGTCTCTAAGTACAAACTGACCGAAACTCCTAGCTACGATCTAACTAAAAGGTCAGTCCCGTGCGAAGAGTGTCAGCCAGACGACAGCCTAGATTTAGTTTTCCCAGAAAAATACCGTTACTGGGCCCAAGTAAGTAGTAGCCCCGAAGCGGTTTTAGATGCTCTATACAAGTATGATGATAATGGAGCTTACTATTTAACCAGCGTGGCGCAGCGATTGCTGAAACAAGCTGCTAAAGTTGACTTCGATATCTCCGAGGCGTATAATGTGGAGATAATACCGTAGAAAGAGACTTACATGTCGCAAGAACTAGAAGGGGTCCAGCTCCATCTAGTTGATAACGTAGATAAGGCTCAAGACTTTATTCGCTGGCTCGGAGAGCGGCGTCCACTAAATGCAATCGCAATTGACACCGAGACTGGTGAACTTCCAGGCAGACCACGCAAAGATGCACTCTCTCCTTGGCACGGACGTCTACGTCTAGTTCAGGTTGGGGATGCACGTCAGGGATGGTCTATCCCTTGGGAAGACTGGAAAGGCGTTTTCTATGATGCCATGAGTAAGTTCGACGGTCCCATTGTTTGCCACAACATTGCTTTTGAGGCTAAGTGGTTTGACCAGCAGTCGACTTGGAGGATGCCTTGGCATCGCGCCCACGACACTATGCTCATGGCAAAGCTTATTGACCCGCTTGGTTCTGGTGCCCTAAAAACTTTAACAGAAATATTTGTAGACCCTAGAGCAGCAGCTTTGCAATCTCTTCTTGATCGTGGATTGACAGATAACGGGTGGACATGGGGGACAGTCCCAATTAAATTTGAGCCTTACTGGGCATACGGGGCTCTTGACCCTGTCCTAACAATGAAACTGTTTGAAAAATTTTGGGATAAGTGCGCCCCCGGAAAGCCATATCACTATGCATACGAACTTGAAATGAATACTCGTCGCATAACTACTCAAATGGAGCTCAACGGGGCAAGGCTTGATCTTGACTACTCAAAGAAAAAATATAACGAACTAATTCGCTACACTCAACAGGCTGCCGATTGGTCTAAGTCAACTTATGGAGTAAGTATAGGTAGCAATCAACAATTAGTTTCTCAATTTGAAAAGTTAGATGTAGAAATTACAGAAAGAACCGAGAAAGGGCAAAAGTCTGCAAATGCTGACCAGCTCAAGATGATTGTTCGAGATGGCAATCCCTCTGCCCAAGAATTGGCCCGAACCACTCTAAATTACAGACAGTCTCTAAAACTTGCAAACACATACTTCTTAAACTTTATTGATGACAACATTGATGGCTTTGTGCATCCCTCTGTAAACACAATGGGTGCTCGTACTGGCCGCATGTCCATTCAAAACCCCGCTCTTCAGACATTGCCTAAGGGAGATGACGTCGTTAGGAAAGCATTTCTTCCAAAAGATGATGACCATGTACTTATTACTTCCGACCTCGATCAGGTCGAGTTTCGTATGTTTGCATCTCTTTCGGAAGACCCAAACCTTATCCAGCTTTTCTTGCGTGCAGATGCAACTGGCTCTGACCCATTTACTGAGATTGGCCGCGAAGTGTATCAAGATGCTTCTATACAAAAGTCCGACAAGCGTCGTGCTCTTATCAAGGGCGTTGTGTATGGGCGTCTATATGGTGCAGGTGTTGCTAAGCAGGCACTTACAGCTGGCGTACCAGAAGAGCAGATGCGTGCAGTATCTAACGCTTTTGACGATAGCTATCCTGGAATGCAGCGATTCCAAAAAGCAGTAGAGCAAAGAGGTATGAAAAGACTCCAAGATGAAGGCCAAGGATATGTAAATACTTGGACTGGGCGTCGCTTGCCTTGCGACGAAGATCGCGTTTACACGCTAGTCAACTACCTAATTCAGGGCGGTGCTGCAGAAATCTTTAAATCTAATCTTGTCAAGCTGGACCAAGCAGACCTAACCGATTTGCTAATTGTTCCAGTTCATGATGAAATAGTTCTTAATGCACCTCGCGAGGACGCTGAAGAAGTCAAAGAGCTAGTTAAGAAGTGCATGACTACAACTGAAGGATGGTCAGTTCCGCTTACTGCAGATGTTGACGGTCCATTAGAGAACTGGGGTTCAAAGTATGCCTAGATATGTTTTGGCAGTTGACCCTGGAAAGGTGACAGGAATGGCTCTATTTAGCTATGAGAGCGGCTCTGAGCCTGTTTTAGAGTGGTCTAAGGAGCTAGAGCAACATGAAGTCGCGGAAGTCGTACGAGCCACCCTGTGGACAGCCACGATAAGACATAACGTAGATGTTGTTTGCGAGCGATTTGTAATTAATGCCCAGACTGTTCGTAATGCTCAAGCCCCGTATTCTCTAGAAGTAATAGGTATTGTCAAACAGTGTCTTCATGATAATGGAAAAGCTATGGATGACATCTATTTTCAATCGCCAGCAGACGCAATGGGAATGTTTGACAATAAAAAACTAAAAAAATTAGAGTATTGGCATGTTGGTGGTGACGGGCACGCCCTAGATGCAATTCGACACGCCCTACTTAGACTAGTAAAAACTGGCTGGAAGCCTGTAAAATTGTTACAAACATAGTTATTATCAATAAATAACATGCAACCGCTTGTTTTTTATGATAATATAGACATAGTGACGGAATGGAGAGCTAAGTGCCTGTTTTTGTGGAGTTAGATACAGCCCACATTGTCATCAATGCCGAGTGGCGTTTGAAAGAAATTTGTAGGGCACTGCCTGGTGCAAAATGGGATTCAAATAAAAATGTTTGGAGAATCCCTCTATCTTGGACTGGGTGCCTAGCCTTAAGATCTACGTTCGGGGACCAGCTTGAAATAGGACCAGAACTTGCCGATTGGGCGAGAAATGAACTATCAAATAGAATTAATCCTTGCAATATTTTGCGAGATGTAGAGGGCATTGAAGAAGGAGACCAAGACCTTTTCCCCCACCAAAGGGCGGGAGTTGAGTTTCTAGTAAAAGCTCGTAGAGCTTTGCTGGCCGACGAACCTGGACTCGGTAAAACTGCTCAGGCAATTAGGGCACTAAAAAAGCTACAAGAAAACGGAGAAGAAGTTTTCCCTGCTCTAATTGTTTGCCCCAACACATTGAAAACAAACTGGGAGCGCGAGTTTGATAGGTGGTGGCCTGGAATTGATGTTCAGCTAATTAAAGGCTCTGCAACACAGCGCCGCAAAGCGTTTGACCATGAAGCACAAGTGTATGTAATCAACTGGGAATCTCTAAGAACCCACTCTAGGCTCCAGCCTTACGGTGCAGTAGCTCTTGCAAGATGCGTAGAGTGTGGGGGCCATGACTCAAAAATTAGCCCTGCCCGCTGCGAAGTTCACCAAAGAGAGCTAAACACTATTAATTTTAATTCCGTAGTTGCTGATGAAATTCACAGGTCTAAAGAGCCCAAATCTAAGCAAACTAGAGCCCTATGGGCAGCATCTGGCGATGCAAGTACTAGATTTGCACTTACTGGTACTCCGATTGCAAATAATGCAGTAGACCTTTGGCCTATCCTTCATTGGCTAGACGAAAAAGAGTGGCCCAGCAAGACCAAATGGATTGATAGATATGTAGACACCTACCTAAATGCGTTTGGTGCTCTTATGATTCTTGGCCTAAAACCTGCGATGGAGGCTGAGTTTTTTGCTGGCATCCACCCGCGTATGCGAAGGATGCTAAAGTCAAAAGTACTTCCTTGGCTTCCAGAAGTTATTAATGACCGTCGCGACGTCGAGATGGGTGCTAAGCAGGCTAAGGCATACAAGCAAATGCTAGAAAATATGATGGCAATGCTAGAGGGTACTCCTGAATCTGACCTTCAAGAAGAGCTTGACGAAAACGTACTTTCAGGGGATTTAGTAGTTGCAACTAATCCTATGGTTCAAATGGGCAGACTGATTCAGTTTGCTAGTGCCTATGGTCAGATTGAATTGATTGATGGCCAAGAAAAAATGTTATTGTCAGACCCCTCTTGTAAAGTTGACGCTCTAATGGATGACATTAAGAGCGGTGACTTTGGAGATGACTCTGTCGCTGTGTGCGCCGTTTCAAGGCAGCTCATTGAAATTTTGAGTGCCAGGATGAGCAAAGAAAGTATCCCTCACGGTCTTATTACTGGTGCTCAGAGCGAACTAGAACGCCAGCAAGCTATTGATGATTTCCAGTCTGGGCGTACAAAGTGGATTTTGTTCACTGCCCAAGCTGGCGGTGTTGGTGTCACCTTGACAGCAGCACGCCGACTTGTTATGCTTCAGAGGCCATGGTCTCTTGTTGACTACAAGCAGGCTCTGGATCGCGTTCACCGCATTGGCTCTGAGATTCATGATTCAATTCTCATTACCGACTACGTGACCGAGGGAACTGTAGAAGAAAAAGTTATTGAAACTCTTGGAGCTAAAGACTACAATTTCCAACAGATTGTTCGAGATAAAGAGCAGCTAATGAAAATACTTAAGGACTAAAAATGGAGACCGCAAGCCCAGTAAGAATCTCTAACTCAGAGGTGCAAACATTTAAAGATTGCCGCAGGCGTTGGTGGCTTACTTACTATCGACGTCTAAAACCAAAAGTTACTGAGTTTACTGGAGCGCTAGCCCTAGGGTCTCGCATTCACGAAGCTCTAGACCGCCACTATTCGACGGGACAAGACCTACTAGAGGCTCACTCGGATCTTGTTAAAGAAGACATAAAAAAGCTGCAAGACGAGTTTCGCGACACTTCCGCGCTCGAAGCCGATGCTGACCTTGGCCGCGTAATGCTAGAAGGTTACCTAGAGTGGGTAGAGCAAGAGGGTATTGACGCTGAGCTTGAAATGATTTCAACCGAAGAGATACTTGAGCGTCCCATGATGGATGGCAAGGTGATTCTTCAAGGAAAAATTGATATGCGCGTACGTCGAAAAATTGATGGTGCTCGTATGATTCGTGACTTCAAGACTGTAGGCGGTTCTTTTGCAGACTTTGGGGCCATGGCTCACATGAACGAGCAGGTAAAAACTTACATGCTTCTAGACGAGGTTCAAGAGAGCGAAGCAGGCGAGCGCACTGACGGTGCTATCTTCACGATGCTCCGTAAGGTAAAGCGCGGTGCTTACGCTAAGCCACCGTTCTATGACCAAATTGAAGTTCGCCACAATAGGTTTACACTCCGTGCATTTCTAGAACAGCTAGAAGGAGTGCTCTCCGACATGCTTGACGTCCGCGAGGCGTTGGACAACGGAGAGAGTCACTTCCGCCACGCATACCCTAAACCAAGCAGGGACTGCAAGTGGAAGTGTCAATTCTTCGCTATTTGCCCGCTATTCGACGACGGAAGCGCCGCCGAAGCAGCACTTAGCGATGCGTTTGAGTCATCCGACCCATACGGTTATTACGGAATCGAAGAGAAGAAGGGAAGTGAGGAATAATGTCAGACGTGGAACGCAGCTTAACATTAATGGTTTATGGCGAATCCAAGGTTGGTAAATCAACTTTTGCAGTCACGGCACCTTACCCACGCCTAATGCTCGACGTTGAGGGAGGCCACCGCTTCCTGCCAATCAATGTCAAGTATTGGGACCCGCTTACCGAGGAGCCGCCACTAGCAGATGGTACTTGGGACACCGTTGTAGTCAAAGTAAATGAATACGACGTTGTCATGAAGGCCTTCCAGTGGCTACAGTCTGGTAAGCACCATTTCAAGTCCTTGATTATTGACTCCATTTCGGAGCTCCAAGTCAAGTGCATGGACAACATCGCAGGCACAGAGCAGATGAAGATGCAGCAGTGGGGAGAGCTTCTCCGCCACATGGGTGCACTACTTCGTGACCTCCGTGACCTTACGATGCACCCAACCCAGCCTCTTGAGGCTGTGGTACTGACCGCTATGGCACGTAAGGGTCAGGAT